ATGCCGCTCGATCGGCCGGAGAACGTCCAGCGGTTGCTTTCACTGGATTTGACGTATGCGTGGCTCTCGGAGCTGAGAGAATTACCCGTACAAATACTTTTGGACGTGTTGTCCCGCTGTGGCCGCTTCCCATCGAAGATGCACGGTGGACCGACCTGGTACGGCGTTATAGGCGAGACCAACTCGTTCGACGAAGACTCGGACTGGAATAAAGTCCTCGAAGAAAAGTGGCTGCTCGATAAACCGCTGCCGGAGACCTGGGATTATTTCGTGCAGCCCGGCGCGCGGGACCAGGACGCTGAGAACCGCGAGAACCTGGTCGCGAGTTACTACGACGACCTGATCGCGAACAACTCAGCCGCGTGGGTTGAGCAGTATATCGACAACATCGTGGCACCATCGCTCTCGGGCGAGGCCGTGTTCCGGTCGAGCTTCCGCCAGCAGTTCCACGTTGCCAAGGAAAAGCTCCTGGTGGTGCCGGGGAACATGCTCGTGGTGGGCATGGACTTTGGGCGCAACCCCGCTGCGATCCTGATGCAGATGGACCCGCGCGGCCGCGTATTGGCGCTCGACGAGGCGGTCGGGGAAAACATGGGCCTTGAGCAGTTCGTGTCCTCGGAGCTGCGCCCGCTGCTCTCAAGGCCCGAATACCAGCGTCTGCCGGTCGGCGTGGTAGGTGATCCAAGCGGCGTAGCCCGCTCACAGATTGGTGAGGAGAGCGTATTCCAGGCGCTGAAGCGGCTTGGGTTTTCGAGCCAGCCCGCGATGACCAACCAGATCGACCCACGCCTGCGCGCCGTCGAGAAGTGGTTCTTGCAGCAGCGGGACGGCGGCCCGGCGATTATGATCAGCCCTACCTGCACGAAGTTGGTACAAGCGCTGCGCTCGAAATATCGGTTCGACAAGAAGAAAGACGGCGAGCTACAGCCCCTCCCGGCCAAGACACACCCCTGGTCAGACCTTGCGGACGCCTTCCAGTATGGCGTTATGGGATTTTCTGGTAACATAATGGCCCGCCTCGTCCGTTCACGGCGGGACACTAACCAGGCGCCGCGGATATCGAGTGCCGCATGGACATGAAGCAATGCAACGACTGCGGTGAAAGCAAACCGTTGTCGGCTTTCTATGCCCGCACCTATCGAACCGGCCGTAAAAGCGTCCGCGCTTACTGCAAACCTTGCGCTGATGCGAGGCACACTCGGCACGTCTACGAGAAGCTGTATGGCCTTGATCTAGATACGATACCAGTAAAACCGAAGTACTGTCAGCTTTGTGGGCGAGAGTCTAATAAGATCGTCTTGGATCATTGCCACACCACGAAGCGCTTTCGTGGATGGCTGTGCGATCCTTGCAATCGGGGCCTTGGCCTTTTAGGTGACTCTGCTGCTATACTCTTACGTGCAGCCGCTTATGTAACTAAAGGGTCCTAGCACATGGCTGGAATTCCGCCGCCCCCCACGTCCACCCTGGACACGAACTCGAACAGCAATGGCCCGACGCCGGGCATGGCGACTGGGGCGAACATCGGGAATTCAGCCAGAGCGCCGAACATTGGCGCCGGTGTGTTCCTCGCCTCCGACCTGAAAAATCTCACCCCGATGAAGCACCAGGGCCGCGGCTTGCTGCGGGTGGTGGGCAACGACGAGATGGTAGCCGCCGACAAGAAGTCGCAGTCGCTCGCGAACTTGAACGAAATGGTGATGACCGAGCTTGCCAAGTACGTGCGCGATCGGTTCGAGAAAGCTGTACGGCACCGCCGTACCATCTTCGTCGATGACCAGCTCATTGCCGCGATGCGCGCGTATAACGGGCAATACGATGCCACCAAGCTCGCCGAGATCAGGAAATTTGGCGGCTCCGAAGTGTACTCCCGGCAGATGACGATGAAGTGCCGCGGCGCCACCGCGCTGCTGCGCAACGTGTACATGAATTCCGACCGGCCCTGGAGACTGGAGCCAACAACGGACCCAGCCGTGCCCGATCGGATCGACTGGAAGATCAAGAATCTGATCATCGCCGAAGTGCAGCACATGAATGCGCAGGGGCAAAAGGTCAGCCAGGATCAGATCATCGCCCGCGAGAAGGTGCTGTATGAAGCCGCGAAACTCAACGAGCGCCGGAAAGCCGCCGCGGAAGCCGTCGAAGCCCAGCGGAAGATCGACGAGATACTCGAAAAAGGTAAGTTCTACCAGGCGCTATCTGATTTCCTGGCTGATCTCCCCGTATACAAGTACGCCGTCATCCGCGGCCCGACCACGCGCAAGCACAGCACGCTCAAGTGGGAAAAAGGCGGCAAGCTCCACAAGATAGAGGAAGCCCGGTTTTTCTGGGATCGCGTGAGTCCGTGGGATGTGTGGTTCTCGCCCGGCGCGACCGATATCGAGAACACCGAAGTCTTTGAGCGCCAGCGGCTCTCGGTCAATGATTTCTACAACATGATCGGTCTCCCTGGCTACAGGGAAGACGATATCCGCGATATCATCGCCAGTTACGAGACACGCGGCTTTAAAGAATGGATTCAGATCTTCGACTACGAACGCGCGTTCATGGAGGGACGGAACAACGTCCTGGACGACAGCTTCATCAACGCGATCGAGTTCAACGGCTTTATCCTCGGACGTTATCTCAAAGAGTACAACGTGCCTGGAATCGAGGACCCTCTGAAGCCATACTTCGTCACTTGTTGGATGGTCGACAGGCGGATCTTCAAAGTGATGCTGAACCCATCGCCGCGACAGCGCGTGCCGTACTACGTGACCAGCTTCGACTTGCAACCTGGAAGTCTGTATGGCAATGGGATACCTGGGCTGGCGAATGACCTGACCGACGTGATCAACGCGTGCTTGCGCGCGGTGGTGAACAACGTCTCGATCAGCTCCGGCCCGCAAGTCGTCTACAACTACGACATGATCGCGCCGGGCCAGGACACCCAGCTACGGCCCTGGAAAGAATGGGCCTACGTGGGCGACCCGTCCATGCCCAACGCTAAGCCGGTCGACTTCTTCTCGCCGCAGGACAATTCCGCGGCGATCATGCAGGTATTCGACAAGTTCTCGACCCTGCTCGACGACGTGTCCACTATTCCCAGATACTTGACAGGAGGCGGCGCAGGATCCGGCGCCGGCCGAACAGCGTCCGGCCTGTCGATGCTGATCAACAACGCCAACAAGACCCTCCAGAACGTGGCGGACAACATCGACAACAACGTGTTCGAGCCGATGCTGACGCAGCTCTACGACTACGTGATGCTCACCGACGACACGCAGATGCTGCGCGGCGACGAGAACATCGTGGTCGACGGCGTCCGCCAAGCGGCGAAGCAGGAGCAGGACCTGACCAAACAGCTTCAGTTCTTGCAGCTCGTGAACAATCCGAACTACCAGGCGATGCTCGGCCCGAGCGAAACGTCGGTGCTGCTCCAGGCGATTGCGGACAATCTCGGCATCGAGATCAACGTGAAGCAGTCCGCGGCGCTCCCCGGTGGTGGCGCTCCGCCCCCGCCGCCGCCCCCGCCGCCGCCCCCGCCGCCGCCCCCGCGGGTCAACATCAACCTTCAGGGCCAGGTCCCGCCGCAGGCTGCTGCTGGGCTCGTACCAGGAGGCGGAGGCAGTTTTAATCCGGCTGGGCACCAGACTCCGATGCCCAGCGGCGCTGCGCCGGCCGGCGCCGGCGGCCATCAAGGCGTGCCTCCCGCGCCGCAGGTAACGCCGCAGAACAACTTTAGGCCCGTTGCATGAACTCGCCAACAGTGTATTATGTCAAGTGGGCGCTGCCCGCAACTTCATGAGGATAATCATGGCTCAGTCCAAAATCAAAGCCCGTCACGGCATCTATACCGGCCAACCGAACGGCACTACGTTCGTGGCCAAGCCTCATGATATGGAGGCACTGAACTCCAGCGGCGGGAAAAAGATCAAGGCGCGTACCGGCGTCATGACTCAGGAGCCGGATGGTATTACGTTCGAGTCTCACAAGCGGCTGGAGACGGCGCATTGGCCGGTGCACATGAAGACGCCGGACGGCCCGCACATGCAGCACGAGCACAAGAAAAAGCCGGATAATTTCGGCGTCGAGCAGCCTGGCGGCGTGACGAAGAACGTCGAGTCGAAGATGCCGTTCGAAACGCCGAAAGCGGATGCCGCGCCGCTCCGCGGTATCAAGACGATCACCGAGTCGACTGGCCTGTTCGTGCCCGCGAAGTCCGGTCCGGCCAATGTGGCTGGCAGTAACGGCATGGGCAAGAGCGAGATGAAGAAAGGCCGCACCGACAAGGGCGACGAGAAGATGTAATGGGCGCACCTACGAAATTCGGTGGTCGCACCGTCAGCGACAAGTTCGAAGTGAAGAACGGCGCTCCCGGCGGCCCGACGTTCACGGCTGCGCCCGCGACGCTCGCGGGGCCATCGAACAAGAAGCGCAAAGCGGAGTTCGGCATCAACTGCTCGATGCCGCACGGAACTACGTTCCAGGAAAAGTGCGCTGACCCCGCGGAGATAAAGTCCGCGGACGTGGCGCTGAAGACGCCGACGAAGACCAGCAACGTGAAAGGCCACAGCTTTGAGGCTGTGGGGACGGTGATGAAGTGAGTACGAACACTGCAATCAACGCGTCGGTCGGCCCGGACGGCCACACCCTGATGGAGCAATCGAAAGGCTCCAAGCAGATCAAGGTGGATTTCTCGCTCGGCATGCGCGCGGTCGATATCAACGACGCGCCGCCATCGCGCATCTACACGAAGAACTACGACAAGGTTCGCAAGGACAAGGACGACCCGGACACCGTCGGCCCGTACTTGGGCAACCCGCTCCGCTGGTAATGGCAGCCCGCGACGATATCAAGAGGGCGATCCTCGCATGCCGGGGGTCGCCTTCTTTTGAAGACTTTATAAAGACGTTACAGGCAAGACGTGAACACGTTGACGCCCAACTTATCGACGGCCAGGACACCACACAGACTGAGGTTCTGCGTGGCGAAGTCCGGGCTTACGATTTCATCCTGAAAGCATATAGGCACGCACAATGAGCAAACTTTCCGCGAATCTCCCGCCCCAGGCACGCAAGCAAGTCAAGGCGGCCAACCAACTGATCGCCGAGCTGAATGCGCGGCCTGGGGAGGCGCCGGTGATCGCGCCGTTGTCGCCCAACGCCGCGCCGCCGCGCGAGCTGCCGAACCTGCCCAATGTGGGTGCGCCACTGCCCGCAGACGCGGTGCCCGCGGCGCCCGGCCCGGCAGTGAGCGCTACGCCGCCCGCGCCGGTTCCTGACCCAGCGCCGCCGCCGAGCGAGGCCGAGATGGCGCACCATCGCTACAGCGTGTTGCAAGGCAAATACAATGCTGAGACCAGCCGGCTCATGGGCGCCGCACAGGCGCTCCAAGACGAGAACAACCGACTGATGCGCCAGCTTGCCGAGCGTCCCGCGCCGGCTCCCGTCGCCGCGCCGCGCGCCGAAGACCAGTTCAATCTGTCCGTCGTCTCTCAGAAGGAACGTGAGGAGTTCGGCGAGGAATTGGTCACGCTGATGGCGAAAATTGCCAAGGCGAACTCGGGCGCGGAGATCGCGCGCCTCAACGCGGAACTGAATCAGCTCCGCGGCGCTGTTAGTCAGACCGTGCAAGTCGCGGCTAAGTCTGCGCAGGATTCTATCTACACCGAGCTGGCGCGCTGGAACCCGCGCTGGGAATTGATCAATGTCAGCCAAGAGTTTCTTGACTGGCTCGAAGTTCCTGATATGATCTCAGGCATAGTGCGCAAAAACGCACTGACGAACGCTTTCCAGACCGGCAATGCCACGCGGGTTGTCGCCATCTTCAAAGCGTTTCAGGAAGACTCCCAAAGAGGATCGAGTCCTCCGGCCACACCGAGCCCACCGGCGGTGAACCGAAACGACTTGATCGCCCCCGGACAGCCGCGGGGAGGATCTGGGGAAGCTCCTAATGGTACGAGTGGAAGGCTTTGGTCTGAACAAGAGATCGACGACTTTTACTCCCGCGTGCAGAGGAAGCGGATCTCCGAAGACGAACGCAAGTCGACGGAAGCGGAGATCCACAAAGCGATGGTCGAGGGCCGGATTGTTCCGCGCTCGAACGTTCGCGGTGTAGCAAACTCAATGTAACCAGTTTGGGGCTTGTCCCCAGGAGCTTATAGTCATGGCATTTCCCACAGGCGTACCCTACGCTGGCAGTTCCGCCAGCCCGGCGTATAGCGGCATTTTCATCCCGGCGATTTGGTCGGGCAAGTTCGTCGAGAAGTTCTACGACGCGACTGTGTTGGGCGCGATTGCATCCACCGATTACGAGGGTGAGATCCGCAACTTCGGCGATACCATCAACATTCGCACGAACCCGACGATCAACGTTCAGGCGTACACGACCGACCAAGCTCTGTCTGTGCAACGTCCTTCCAGCAACCTCGTCACCCTGAGCATCAACCAGGGCGCCTACTTCAACACCGTGCTCGATGACGTGTTCGAGATTCAGGCGGACGTGGACTTGCTGTCTAACTGGGCCGACAACGCGTCGGAGCAGATGAAGGTCTACGTCGATACGGCGATTCTGGGCCTCACGTCGATTTTCAACAACGTGGCCACGGGTGTGAACGCCTCCGCCGGCAACGCCTACAACGGCGTGAACTGCGGATACGGCGCGGGTCGCCTCTCGGCCTCGATCAACCTCGGTGCGTCCACGAACACCACCCTGAACTTGGTGGGCGGCGCCGCCGCGACCAAGTACTACGGTGCGCCGTTGTGGCTCGGCCGCGCTCCCTCGGGCGCTGCGTCTGGTGCCACCGTGTACGGTGTGGCCTCCGGCACCGCGCCGAACACCGCCTCGGCGGGATTCAGCGTGACCGGCTACCGCGGTATCCTGGACTTCATCATCGACTGCGGACAGGTGCTCGACGAGCAACGCTGCCCGGAGACCGGCCGCTGGATCGTGCTGCCCGCCTGGGCCGCTGCGATGATCAAGCGTTCGGCCTTCCAGCAAGCATACCTGACCGGCGATGCGACCAGCATCGCGCGCAACGGCCGCCTCGGCATGATCGACCGCTTCACGGTGTACGTGTCCAACCTGATGCCCTTCGGCACCACGGCGGGCACCAACACCTTCGGCGCGACCAGCTCGGCGGCCCTCGGGTTTGCAGCGTCGCTTGCGACCGGCGAGTACGTGGCCTATTTCGGTCACGCGCTGGGACTCACCTTCGCGTCGCAGATGACCAAGGTCGAGACTCTCCGATCGGAATCCACGTTTGGGACGCTCATGCGTGGGCTTCAGGTATGGGGGTTCAACGTGATCAACGCCACGATCGTTGGCGCTGCTGTAATCAGCAATTCTGGCCAATAAAATCAGCTAGTTAGCTATTTACAAGTTTGGGGCTATAAAATCGGGGTGGGAAGTGTTATGCTTCTCACCCCTTTCTTTTGGAGCCCGTCATGACTAGAGAAGAAGCCCGCGCAGCCGGTTTGACTACCTTCACTGCTGGGCGCCCATGCCGCAAAGGTCACGCGCCTATTCGATACACAGCGAATTACTCGTGTGTTGAATGTGTTCGTATATCTGTAGCTGAGTACGGAAAACGGAATCCCGACGCTTGTCGCGAGAGGCGCCGCTCATGGCTATCGCGGAACCCGGAGAAAGCCCGCCAATACGAAGCTACTCAGAAGGCAAAAAATCCCCTTCGCTTTCAGCGGAAAGCGGATCGAGCTAGATGGAAATTTAATGGGCTACCGGCGCCTACGAGGGAGCGCCCAGAGCTTTGTGAGTGCTGTGGTGAACCACCCGCTCTGGAAAAGCGAGGGCGCGGGGTCATTCTGCGCCTCCATCTCGACCACTGCCACGCCACCAATAAATTCCGCGGCTGGCTATGCAACGCTTGCAATCTTGGTATCGGTAAGCTAGGGGACAGTGTAGAATCGTTGGAGCGCGCCTTGGCCTACTTAAAGCGCTCGGAGCAAGAGTGTGGTAACACAGACAACCAAGACGATCGACGATGTGCAGACGGAAGTCCGCATGATCCTGAACGACAACGAGACGCCCTACCGCTACTCGGAAGCCTCGATCGCGCAGATCCTGAACACGGCGCTGCGTGAGGTTTACCGGCTGCGGCCGGACGCCTACATCGGGAATTTCACCTCAGGGCAGCTCTCCGCGAACCTCGCGAACACCTACACGACGGCGGACTTCGGGCTGACGCCGGCGACGACCTTTCCGCTCGATGACCGATTGTTTTTTGGCCCGGTGGTGTTCTTCATCGCCGGCCGGCTTGAGATCGAAGATGACGAGTTTGCCGATGACCAGCGCGCGGCGCTGCTCATGGCCGCGTTCCAGAAGCAGCTCACCGGCGTGGGCGGGGGCTGATCATGGCGATTGTCACGCAGACGGGTGGGCAGAGTTCGGTGGTGGTGAACGGCCAGTCGCTCGAATTCATCGTCCAGCAAGTCCTCCAGATGATGGCGGGGTGCCCCGATGCGCTCGCAAACAATATCCTTCAGAACGTGCTGAGAGACTTCTACTCGAAGTCCACTGGCTGGCGAGAAGTGCTTGGCCCGTATTACATCGCGAGTGGCGTGGCCACGATCGCCTACAACCCGGTCGACCAATATTCACAGGTCGATCGCGTGCTCGCAGCGTTCTTGTACCCGGATACGACCGGAGCCTACACGCCGCGCGGTCTGCACATCCGGGCGCGCGAAAAATTTTCGAACATACCCAACGCGCCGAGTGGGTATTACGTTGACTACCCGAACGGAAATATTATTCTGGACCCGACGCCGGACCAGAACTACGGCGCGATCTTGCAGATCTACGCGTCGCTCACGCCGGTGATCAACGCCGGGCAGCTCCCCGCTATCGCCATCAACAAGCACTTCGACGGGCTGTTCTACGGCACGCTCGCGCGCTTGGGCGAGATGCCAAACAAGCCGTGGTCTGTGAAGAACATGCAGATGCTGAACGAGTGGAAGCGCACCTACGCTCGTGAGCGGAACCTGGC